TGGGAGTATCACTCCCATAACTATTTTCCGGGATTCACGTTAGTGAAATTCGAAAATAGTACCGTTTTGTATGATGTTTTGTACATCGATCAGACTTGGAAACTGATCCCGCTTGTCTAAGGACAGGTGGATGAATACAGAATGGGACGTAAGGGGATGTTAGTTAATCGCGGGATTGGGAATAGGCCTTGAAATAGAGGACCTACCCGATCAATTCGACAACTAATAAACACCGCCTGTGGTGTCCACGCTTCTGCACTCCAACTTCTTTTGAAGTGGTTGTGCATACGCTTCCCACCACGTGAGTGGGGGGAGCTAACGTAAGAGCAGGCTAAAGGGTGATGAAATCACTCCAGGACCTTACTCTCATAGCATAGTGCTGTGAGGCGATGAAAAGCTTCAGATAACAGGGTTTGAAATAGAACACCTAATCTTAGGCGGTAATTGCGCTATTGTAGAAGACTAGTTAATTTCATATTGTGAATAGACCACCTAAACTGGAGTTGATAGATAATCAGATTGCTTACCTGATTTCTTATAGACCACCAATAAAGGAGTTGACGCAATCTTAAATTACTCGGTTTTTACAATAGTCTGTGTACTCCTGAATCCTCGAAATCCACCAACGAGCGTATCAAGTGATACCTTGGAGGTGGTATTGGGCACAATGATTGAATCATTGTCCAATTGATAACTTGGATCAGTGTATTAATTAGAGCCTCTTATTAGGGTACCATATGGATCGTATCCATGAAGAGTGTTGGGGTGCTCACACCTCTCCAATATTCTGGACTAATCTTAGGAATTCATTTAATACATTGGTATGTGATAGTGTATGCTTTCACCTATATAAAATTGTTAATAACTATGGAAGTGTAGGATTAATCCTTCAGCTCCCGAACATCAGAGGGGATTTCAGATCCCCGCAGCGAGAACTATCGGGCTCGTTGTTCACTTGCAGGAAACGTAAAGTGTAAATCTCTGGTGGAATAGCTTGGATGATGGCGTTCCTTGCGGTGAAAAGACCACAAGGTCGTCAGTCTCTCAAATTTTTCATATTATTAATAATGGAAATTAGGTAAAAACATATGTTATTCCATTCCTTTATTTAAATTATTGTGACAAACTTTTTTGTATTAAATCTATTTTTAGAATTAACAAGTGAACTTATGTTAGGTTGTTTTGTCTTATTCCTCCAAATGGTATTGATTTTTGGGGTTTACCCTAAAAAGCAATTCCGTGACAATCGTCTGGTGAAAGCCAAATGGTTGGGGAGTAAGGCATTACACCGTTATATAAGTTTATTTGTGTTCCTTTATGATCATAAGCGCTTTGAGAAATATCACCTCAAAATGCTTTATCACGTAACGGGATCTATAATAGAGATGTGAGAAAAGTCTGGCATAACTTTTACAATTAAGTATTGGTCTGAAGTCCTTAGACTTGTTGTCCAGTTCCTGAATACTAAGGGGACTTGACACTGGGAGAGATCTACCTGGGTGGCCATCCATAAGAATGGTGGCCGCCGTTCTCGTAATACCTTCTATGGCTTACCTAAAAAGCTTCCCACATCATGGAAAGTTTTCTTGTTAAGCTTTAGGAGTGCATTATGGAAGGGTAATCTATCAAGGAGGGACTTGGTGCTGTTCAAGTTAATGGTTTCTGTACTCTCCTTCTTTCGTGCTACCTCTCCGAGGTATTCGCGTCCGAAGTTTGAAACGATCACTGATCCTTTCAATGGAGTTCAGGAAACATTACCTTTATCAGAAATCCGCCAAGCCTTGACAGATCTTGGGATTAAGAAGCTGGTAGTTAAAAAACCTACCATCTTCTTCTTCTCAAAGAAATCAGGACCGAATTTCCCTATCGCAACTCTTGGATTAGGCCTTGATCTAATTGCATGGATCTTAAGTCCGAACAAATGGGGTCAGTATTTTTTAATGTGTTTAACACATAGATACTGATCTGTTTTAATTTGATTCGTACTTATGAGTATTGTCAGCATCCCATTCCTTATTCCTATTTATTTATATGACTCAAAATTTTATTTGGGTCGTATAGCTATCTTGGATGAGGCCCGTGGGAAAAAGCGTCTGATAGGAATAACAGACTTCTGAACTCAAATTCTTTTTAAACCTCTGCATGATGCCATATATCAGCAGCTGGATAGACTCCCAGCTGATGGTACAAGGGATCAACAGAAACCGATAAGACGTGTACTCCAATTGTTGGGAATACATTCTTTATCTGATCTAAAAGGACGGAGGGTACAGAGTCTGGATCTATCGGCTGCTACTGACCGGTTACCAATTAAACTGCAAGTCCAAATCCTGAATGAATTGGGGTATCCAGGTGAGATGTGAAGTTCTCTCTTGGATCGTGAATGGTCATCTGAATCTGGTCCACTACGCTATAGCGTGGGCCAGCCTATGGGTGCTTATTCATCGTTTGCAATGTTAGCGTTGACACACCATGTTATTGTTAATATCGCTGCGCGTCGTTCAGGTATCAACCCTAAAGGACTACTTTATGCAGTCCTTGGGGATGATGGATTCATAGCTCATAGTGGTGTTGCATCTAAGTACAAAGATATTTTTAGATATCTTGGTATGACGATCAATCCCATTAAGGGTTTTGAGGGTACTGTTTTAGAATTCGCAAAACAACTTTGATCTATAAACCGTGTGAATCTTTCACCAATTGGTGCCAAGAACGCCTTATTATGTATTTCTCATCCTGAGTTCTTACCTTCCATTCTCTTCGAACTCTTCACTAAGGGTTTCCCTATGTTTATTAATAAACGTATTGGTAACTCTAATGTCGGTCGAAGGGAAGAAGGAGGTATGTGACAAATACCACTTGTTTCAAGTGATAGTGTCTGAACTCTGGTGACTGCCCTCTTTGGGGGTAAGTCGATACGTTCGAAAGAACGTGTATGAATTTATATACTAATGGCTATTGGTCCCGTTAGTGGATTATGATCACTTCCTCATGTCCATACCAAACACCTTGTTGGTGCCGGTATTTATCATTTCTTCAAGCGTATGTTCTTGAAAAGTGTTCATAATTGGTTAAATCCCACTTATGATCATAATTCGAGAACACGTGCTTCAGTGAAGTATTTAAGAAATCTTAAGACTACACTGGGAGAGGATAGAGTCGTCATCACGGATAAGTTGGTTCGGGCCTGAAGGGACTTCTTAGCGGCTATGTCCATTAATCTGATGGTTGTGCCGTATGTCGGGTTCGAAGAGAAGAGGGGTTTAAAACCATCCATCTTTAGTCAAGCTCTTATTTCATATTCCTTGATTGTCTCACCAATACTTCCAATTTTAATCAGAGATTCATGTTTAAAATTTTGGAAAGTTATTCGGGGTTGTTGAGCTTTTGTGTGAATGAAAGTTCTTAGAGGATTGATCTACTATAACCACTTTGGTCTTTTGACCGAAGGGGCTATAGCAACTGTCCTCCTTCTCCTTCTTACACGCTTCGATATCTTATTTGTCATATGACCCAGTACATATTTATTCGTATGTCATTGGATTGTTACTTCAAATAAGATAAAGATATGGGTTTACGCTCAAGTGTACTTCTCACCTATTTATGGTTTCCCTGGTAGCAATGTAATCTATGATTACTTGTCACGTCCCTTCGACCCCTTTGGGGAAGAAGTGACTACGTTGTCTATTATTAGTGATAATCTTAGTCAAGGTAGTGACGCTGCTTTCAGGCAAATCATAAGTAGCTTGTGAAGTTACAAACAGATACGTGATTTCTATAATTTCGAGAACCGAGCAAAGGATCGTGGAATGAGATGCATTGCGAAAACCAAGAAGAGACCACCTAAATTGGAGTTGATAGATTAGTCTATAGACTATCTAAATAGACCACCAGTCCAGGAGTTGACTTATGATTTGTCAATCCACTTCTTTCCCACCGTTGCTGATTCAAGGAATTGTATTAACACATATCCTTACTAATGTTTTTTTACATTAGTTGTTTGTAAAGTTCAAACCTCTCATTTCCCTTCGCCCATTACATGGCTCTTATGTCCATTGGAACATCGGTTTGACTTTCCGGTCTAAAAAATAAGTTACCTTTAATAAAAAACTTTGTGGGATTTTATCCTGCAGGGTGGGCAGTTAAAGGTTACCAG